CGCGGAAACGGTTACCCGTCTCCAATCCCGCAATTACAGCGGGACCCACCTACGTTTTAGACTGAGGCCGTAGGGCCTCGCAGACGTATCTAAGTGCTCCAGGTCTGGCTCCGTGAGGAGCAGAAACTGAACGAGGGAATTAGCACCCCCTCGAATCATCCTGAGGCACTTCGCCAGCGCCCTGTCTCCATCAAGTGGATCGGGGTCACGAATGGTCTGAGCAGTCCAGCAGAGATATTCTCTCCTCTGGTAACGCTTATTCCATCTATGGGCTGGAAACTCTTCGCTGTAAGAGCTCCACCCAATGGCGGCACTGTCACCGGGGACTTGTGGGAGCTTTCCCATTACGTCCTCAACCGCATTCCTCAATGCGGCCGCTGTCTCTTCGTAACCAGCTACAAGTAGCTGCTTACTAGTTTCTAGCGTTGACAGGATGCTTGAAACGTCTGCGCGATCTGCGGGAAGGTCACGACGAAGGTAAACGGGCGTTACCAGCTCGTTGTCGTAACAGTCCGCACCACATGACTCTCTGAACTTCCCAGTCCAGAAAGACTTGTGGCGGTTGACCTTGAATCCAACGGACTCAAGATCATCGCTGATCGCAGCTGCCTCGTCTGCCGGAACGATTAAGTCGTCGCCGTAGACGTAGACATCCCTACTAAACGAATAGAGGGATGACTTAGTCGGAAAGACTCCTGCTCTGCTCATCCTCGAGGCGATGATGGTCAAATAGAACACCATCGACTCTACTGGGAAGCAGAGTGCTGAGCCCATGGACGCGAACTTCTTGAGGGTGATAATATCACCGGTGGGAAGTTCGGCTCTAGTGGATCGGCATGCAAGAACCCAATCCCGAAATAACGGGACGGATTCGAACATATCTTCCACTTGAGTAAGAGACACACGATCGCTGGCCTCGGACATGTCCAAAGTGGCAAGTCTGCCAGATCTGGAACCTTCCAGAGCCAAAACCTGGTTGATCGTTTGGTCCGTAAAGTTTACGTGACCAGCCGAGTAGAAGCACGTTTCAAGGTGCTTCTGCAGGTAACTACTGAGAGCCTGTTGAGCATACTGCATCAACACTGGCTCGACAGCAATAACTCTCGGTGTCTTCAAAGTCTTGGGAACGAAGACAACCCTTACGGGTTCCTCATCCCCGGGCAAGACAGGTACCGGCGGTGACGCGTTAAGATAGTCGGCCCTAACTAGGTCCGACAAAGTAATGGGAGAGGAAGTTCCTCTACCGTACTTGAAGTAGGTAAAACCTACGTCATCTAATCGCGTATGCCAGCGGACGAAGTTCCATTTCTGGTTTCCAGAAATGTGTTCCCTCGTCGCACCTGGGCCATGTCGCGGTTTGAGGTGAGCAGTAAACTCCTCACCTCTCAAGCATAACTCCTCGCATAGAATAGCGGCGAGCTGCTTGAAGTACCGATACGTTTGGCCATCAGATGGCACTAAACTGTCGTCGCAGTCAATGAAGGCCTTGGATGCCATTGTCACGCGCTCATCGGAACAAGGGCGCAACAGTTTCTTAGCAAAAAGGCACAACTGCCTAATGCTTCGAATAGCATCCATAGAAGCGTCATTGAGGAGGAATCCCTCCGAGTCGAAAACCTTGCACAGGAACCCCTCGAGAAATCGGGGGTAACCGGCGGCTGTTGGCTTCCAGCCAGCAAACGCACCAGGAGCAAGCTTGCCTAAGTCCAGACTTTTCTCAAAGTCTTTACAGAAGGCAGGAAGAGAGATCGTCAAAAACGATTCTCCCTCATTTTCGACTCTGCTCCTCGCGGTTTTACAATCGCGAGAAACAGTGGTGACAGCAGTCCTCCTCGCACAATCTCGCGCGAGGTGCTCCCAAAGGTCTACAAGGCTTTTCACTTTGGCCCCTTTCAGGGTCTAAAGGTCCAGGATGCCTTCCGATGGCTCCCCGACAGCCTTTCACCTACGATGCACCTCGGGAGTTGTTACGTCCCGAGCGCACCAGAGACCTAGTTGCGAATTAGGTCTCACCGTTGATAAGCTTCAGGATGTTCGCTGACGAGCAGAATGCAGTCAAGGCGTTAGCCAAGGCTTGCACATCTGTGTTCGCGAGTCCTACAGACGGATAGTCCAGTGTAAGAGTCGCCGTCATGCCAGCCGGTATGTTTTGGGCTGGAATGAGCGGGTCGACTTGCACTGAATCGCGTCGAAGCCTGGCGAAAGCTCGGTTCCGGGCCTTGAACTGGTGACCCAGGATGAGATCGTAAACGATCCCACCTGAATCATTCAGCTTGTACTCGGACTGATCTTGTCCTTGGCCAATCTTGACCAAGGACTTCGCCACGGTTGCGTAAGTGATTGACTGGGGGTCGGAAAACATGTCGATACCTCAGGAGATTATCGGACTTGACTCCGGGATATACCCAGAGCAGCGAGAATGGCAAGCTGGCCAGCATTTAAGCTGTCCAACGTGACATTCAACCCGAATGGATTTCCCCCACCTGCTCGACTCTTGGTCTCAGTCTTGTCGACTGTTGACCAGGTATGTTCTACCGCCGGCCACTTATTATTAAAGTAACCCGGCTGATCGAGCGCTTCGTGAACGACATGAGCTTTATGCTCAGTCTCCACGATCGTATGCCTCATTATGAAGCTACGACTGGTGGTGAGGTTTTCGGCTGCTCCAGTAGACATATTGGACATTACGTCCCCTACGTTACTGAAGTAGTCGATAAGCCATGACCAGGGTAACACTTCCCAGAGCAATTCGGGCGACGGATGAAGCCCGAACAACGCTAGACGTGCTCTCCGGTTCCACTGAGAGGTTCCGATGTCTGGAATGTAGTACCTGAAGGTACCCTCAAACCAGACCTTAGTGACCTCCCTGCGCGTACGAGTGTACACCGTCCGACCATACGAACCACTACCGGTTCCGTCATACACGTTGTATGACCCGAAGTAGTTCGGAGGGGCGCCGATGACATTGGCATAAGCGGTACTATAATTAGTAACGTTCTGCACACTCGTGTCGTCATTCTGAACGGTAGCCTTGCGAGTGACACCCTTCCCATTCTCTCGAATGAGTTGGGCCATCCGCTTATCGATCTGCATTGATAAGGTATATACCTTTCTAATGTCAGATACGAACGGCTTCCACCCAAACGCATAATTGAGATACTCGGAACCTAAATCCCGATACTCTTTTAAGCGTTTATGCAGCACCCTCGGGACCTCAGAAAGCGGAATCCTTGTTGAAGGGATCTTCTTCTGATGGACCTGCCTAAAAGGCATTGATGGCAAATCCTTCAGTTCAATAATGAACTGACCTAGATTAGCCACGGGGGAGCCTGGTTTCGCTTTCGCGTACCCCTTAGCATACAGACTTTGTAAAATCTGTTCTTCGGAGGTCCACGTCGGCAAGACCGGTGGGAAATTCGGCTTATAAGGACCAGGCTCAACACCTATGCAGGTGTAAGTCTGATCATTATTATTCCGAATAACCCGTACGTCCTTCTTCCCCATGTGTTTGAGATCTCTCTTCCACACGAAGAAGGGGCCGCTGCCACTCCAAGACCCATTCCTGAGTCTTGAGTGTTCTTCAGACATGACGAGCGCATGATACCTTCCACTACATACCTGAACCCGAAAGCCTGCAGGAGAGCCTGCCCAAAAGCAGAACTCTTCCTGTTCAACCTTCGGGTCATGGTAGAAGTTGAAAGGCACGTGACAGCTCCATTCGTGGGATAGCACCGTTTCCAGTGCTAGAGGTGGACTGTTGAACAGTCCCAAGGGGGCCTTCGG